GTCATATATGTGCTAGAGATTATATTTGCATGGTGAAAAGAATGACAGTGAATAAACTCACCGTCAATTACGAATCCACATCGAACAGTGCCAACTCCAAGCCATTCAAAATCTGTCCACATGATCTGCGCTTTTGACAGATCAAGTGTTTTGCCAGACGGACCAAGGCCATTTAATTTATCGGTGCCATTCCAAGAGGATTGCAGCACTGGCGTATTGACTACCGCACCAGTCACTTTGCTGCGAAGAACAAAACTTGCTTGAGTATCGCTGACTTCAAAATAGACGCCATTCTCACTGCCAAAATATCCAATGCGTTGACGCAAGCCGGTTTTTACTGGTGACAGAACAAATGTGTTCATGTTCAGCAATGATTTGCCTGGCTGATAGGCAAAAACTTTCTTTGTCTCCCTGATAACCTCAGAGCCAGAGGAGGAAGTAACGCTTAAATCTACAAGTCCCTGATCAGCGTTAAATGCGGTCGTTGCGCCAGTCGATGTAGCTGCATTCCAAAGCGTATTATCCGAAAACCTATGACTTGAATCAAAAAGCGTAAAAGCTTCTGCAATCTTCAGCCTTCCGAACGAATCATTGGAAGCTGAGGAAAAATCTGCATCGACTTTGAGCCTGCCATCGTCAGTTGCGCCAATTTGTTTTTCTGCGCCACTTAAAAGTGTTCCGTGAACAACGGCGTCAGGCATGACAGTAATTCCAGATAAAAGAGAAGCCCCGCCGAAGCGGGGCCGTTGTTAACTAATCAACAGATCAGGTCGTCACCAGATCAAAGTTCACGGCAGACGACGGACGGAAGTTGATCGAAATGCTCTGAGCGTCATCGGGGTTCACGTTGAAAGAAGCAGAGGTAAGGGTGACTTCAGTTTCAACAGAGCGAGATTTGGTGTCATCAACAACACCAGCGCTTTCAACGCGATCCATGTAAAGCTTCATCGTGGCGCCCACTTGCTTGCGCAGCAGAACGTCTTGAATGATGCGGTTAGCAAGGGAGCTATCTTCATCAGTGAAGTACACAGTTGCACTTCCGTTTGCGTCGCCAAAGCCAGAAATGTACTGACGGAACGGAACATACTGGCCAAGAGTTTGGCCGATAGTTGTAACGTCGATTTCAGCACGGCTCACCTCGATGCTCCAATCGCGAGCTTCAAGAATTGCACCAAATTCGGCGTAAGCAACTTGGAATTTGTTCGGGGTAACGGCGGTGCCGTCATCGGTCAGGTCAAGAACGGTTCCGCCAGCAACAGTGGCGACCGTCATCAGGCCAGTAGTAGTGCTGTAGGTCAGCACGTAGTAGGTCGTAGCCCCAGAAAGAGTGGCTGGCAGGGTTCCAGTGCCAACGGCACCAGTCTGGGTATTAACAAGACTGAATTTGACTGGATCGCCAACACGGAAACCCATGTTGGTGCCAACATTGATTGTGTTGCCTGCAATAGCAACATCACTTTCGCCAAAAGTGGCTTTAGTGCCAGCAGGCTTGTAGTAAAAGGCGCCGGAAATGCCGGACAGAACGGTTGCCATGATCGAAGGTGAATGACGACGTTAGTGGGCACTGCCCAGCTAGGGACAGCGTAGCGATTTATTTCACTCTTGCTTCCCAACCCGCATCAATACGAGCTATAAAGTGCGGAATGCCTTCTATTGATGGAAACGAAGGGCCAGTTATATCTTTAATTCTGATATATGTATCAGTTGCTGTTTTGCGTGTTGCGTTAATTTCATTAATTACGCTAGCAGCAATTGAAATAAGTCCCTGAACGCGAGCAGGCCCTTTTCCTTTTGGCGCAAAGCAGCGAATAATAACTGCGCCCCTCGCGTAATCAAGCAAGCCATCAAGTGTGGATTCACTCATTGCGCCAAATGTTATATTGACGCGAACATATTCATTCGGCGGATCCGGTGGAACTGCTGTAACATTATCAAAATAAACAGGAATAGCTGGCGTTTGCGTATTGTAAGCCGTTAGCAACGGACCTTCAATTTTAGCGCGAATAGACTGATAGTTCATTATTGAGCCCTCTCAAAGCCAAACGAAAAGCCAACACTCAAATCTTTTTGTAATTCACCACCAAGTAAATACGTTGTGTACCAGTCTGGATCGGCAGTTCTTGAGGCTGAGGAATTAAATTTGGAATCAGCTAAGGCGCCAATTTCATATCGCAGACTTGGCTGATCTCTCCCTATGCCAAAAGTCTGCTCTTTCAGTGGTACTCTTCCATCATTTTTAAAGACAGCTTTTTCTTCATCTATAGCAATCGCAGCGTGTGGCGCTGTGTTAACGATGCTGAATTTAGTGAATCCATCATTAATATACCTCTCAATATCTCTAACAGGTACATCATTACCCGTATACTTATAGATGCTTCCAGTAACGCCTGGCGTATTTGGCGTTCTACCTTCTGGCGCAAATCCCCAAGACGCGGAAAACTCACCAGTCCACGCCGGTCCAGACTCCGCAAGACTATTCATTGACTTGATTGCAAATCCCTGCAATCCGCGAGCAATTTTTTTATTAATATCTTTTACTACTTGATTTGCGATACTTTTTTCTGCTGTCGCTCGATAACGAGAGACCTGACTTGGCGTTGCCCTACGTGCGCTTCTTGGAGCCATATCAACTCAACCTTGCAATGACTGAGTGCATAATAGGACTATCGCCACGATAGTTGCTGATTGAAACTATTTCTGCTGTTCTAGTTTTTCCATCTTGGGAATATTTAATTGAGTCTGTGATTTTTGGATAATAGCTGCCAAGACTAGATGCGGCTATTAGGATTTTTACAGTGCTTTGCTGCGAGGCAAAATTAGTAATCTCTTCAGGCTTTAGATCAGTAATAACAATTTTAATTGCAATCTCACTAGCGCTACCAGAAACAAGCCCAGTATTTGGGTTATATGTTTCATTCTGTGATGCTTTTACATAAGTCGCGTCGATGCCAAACTGGCTGATCAGCGGCCCTGGAATCGACGAGAAGATGCCATCAGTAAGTGCCATGGCTCATCACAGGGGATTACTACCCCAGCCGCCTCGGGCGGGGAATACTTGGCCACCTACAACGCGAATCCGATTGGGACTGAAGGCGGCATTGCCGTAGTACGGATCAATGCGAGCAGTGCTGGAACGAGACAGGTATGGCTGGCTAAAGCTTGGGTCAACCATGTAACGCGACAGAATATCCATCGCAAATGGTGGAATGTAATCAATTCCGGTTTGTGGAATGTCGCCCTGATTCTTGTACTTTACGCGTAGAGCCCCATTACCAAGTTCAACCTCGTCGTACTGATTTGTACTTAAGAGCGTTGCACCACCATCATTGGCTGCAACTGCTGTATAGCCACCAGCACTGCCGAGATACGCTGCCATGTAGGCAACGGCAACTTCAAAATCAAGCGGTAGATCGTCCGATGCAAGTTGACGCCCGTCAACTTTGATCAAACGCGGCCAAGAAAGAGACTGTTCAGACGTAGCAACCCTCCCTTTGTAGCGCAGGGGATTGATCGTCATTGTTGCAGCTACAAGAGTCTGCTCTTTTTGTGTGCTATTCAGCGCAAGCCAAGCTGTAACGCCAGCGCTAACAGGTAGTTCTCCTAGAAGGGTCGTGGCAGCAGCAACACTCAGGAACGAGTTTGCATTACTTGCCCCAAGTGTTGATACAAATGCCACGATGACCTCCTATGTGATCAGCCTTTGGCTGTGGTCTTCTTAGCCGTCACCGTAGTCGCTTTTGGCGCCTCAGCTTCGGGCTCAGGAGTGGGCATGGGGCATTCCGCTACCTGTTCGGCAGCTCCAGCCTCACGAGCCTGACGCTCCTCCTCATTAACACGGAATGCAGCCATTCCCATTGTTTGTTCCTCCTTAGAAAGAAAGCCCCCTTTGCAGGGGGCATTTAACTTACATCAATCAGATGTAAGCCTTGAGTTGAGTGATGCGGATGTTGCGGTTATCCGTAAACACTTTCGTCCAGTTGGTACCAGTGGCCAGTTCGGCGTTGCTGGGCGAGTTGCCAGCAGCGGTACCAGTCCAGCTGATGCCGTTCGGATGCACCAGATAATGCGTCCGGTTGATCAGGAAGTCGATGCCCTTCAGGGAATCGCGATCGGTCTCCAGAGGAGTCTTAGCAGGGGCAGTTGCATAAGCAAAAGCGCCAGGACCAAAGAAGTACGTGGAAAGCACATCCTTACCAGAGCCGCTACCGGTGCCAGCACCAGTATCAACAGGCAGGGTGTCATCCACATACACCGGGCGACCCAGATAGGTACCCTTCTCCAGACGCTCAGCGGACAGACGAGTGTCGAGCTGAGAGGTGGTGGAGGCGGGAACGATCAGATCCAGCTTCATCAGGGCGTAGAAGGTGCGGGAGTGCATAAACACACCCGTCAGCTCCTCACCGGCGTCACCAAGCTTGGCGATGGCATCCACCAGCGAATCAGGGCTCAGAGCAGTGCTGGTACCACCGGAAGCATGGGAGCTAACCAGGGGGCCGCCAGAAGCAAACAGGCCCTTGATCACTTGGATCAGGACTTTCTGCATGTCACGCACCCAGTAGCGACCGGTGCTGCGGGCAATTGCCTGCATCGGATCGGAGCCAGCCAGTTCAGCGGCAAGATCAGAAGCCTTCCAAGCGCGACCGCGCATGTTGCGCACACCGATCTGCACGTTGCCAGCCAGGGTGGCAGCGGTCAGGCCAGTGGTGTCGTTCAGGATCTCAGAATCGCCAGACAGAT